TCCTGCCCGCCCAGCGCGCCCTGGATGAGCTGCACGATCTGCTGCGTCACCGGGATGCCCGGGGTGGAGGCTTGCGGCACCAGGAACCGGGCGTTGGCGATGAGCTGCCACTTGTCCGGTGCGGTGACCTGCAGCGCCCCGCCGCCCTCGGTGACCGACTCCTGCCCGATCACGTACACACCCATCGGGATGTCGAACACCGACTGGTCGGGGTACTTGACGTGGGCGGTCGCGGTCAGCCGGGTGCCGACCGGGGTGAGCAGGTCGTAGATCTGCTGCCCGTTGACGATCTCCGGGGCGAGTTCGAGGTTCAGCACCCACCGGGAGCCGGGCTTGGTGGTGTCGACGATGGTGCCGCCGGTGGGCTGCAGGTTCTGCGCGCCCTGCACCGGCACCCCGCCGAGGGTCGCCGACACGGTGTAGGTGAGGTCGAACCCGCCCGAGCGCAGCGCCTGCCGGTACGGGAACGGCGGCCACGACGTGTCGATGGCGGCCAGTGACGGCCCGTCGCCGGACACGGTCAGCGGGTTGACCGCAACCGTCGCCGTCGCGGTCGCCAGCGCCACCGTCGCACCGGACCCGCCCGTAGTGGAGGCGGGCAGCGCCACCAGGAAGTTCGTTCCACCCGTGGCCTGCGACGACGATCCCGACTCGCCGCCCGCGCTGCCGGTGGACGGCTGCACCAGCGTTCCGGCCGCCAGCGCCATCTCCGGCGACGACCCGTAGCCGGTCGACACCTGCGGCTGCGGCGTGTACGCACCGGGCACGGTCACCGTCGGCGCGGGGGTGCTCTGCCGGCGACGCGACATGAACGCCACGACCAGCGACCCCGAGGCGACCCCGGCCAGGCTGGGCAGCGTCGGCGTCGACGTGGACGAGGACTCCAGCAGCACCGCCGAGGCCATGCCGGTCGCGGTCACCCCGGAGCCGACGACCATGCTCGCGTCGGCGCGCACCGCCGAGGAGAACGTGAACGACACGCTCGCGCCGATGTCCCCGGAGACCAGGGTCTTGCCGTACAGCCACGCCCCGCCACCGGCGTTGCCCGACTGCAGCAGCGTCCACCCCGACGGCGTCGACGGGACGGGGGTGCTCAGGAACGAGCCGACCGTGATCAGCGCATAGTCACCGGCGACGACCGACCCACCCGCGCCCGTGGTGGGCACGGTGATCGTCAGCGTCGTGACGCCGGAGGACTGCCCGCCGCCTGCGGTCGCAACGGCCCGGAGAGCGCCCGCCACGACTCAGGCCGCCGTGATGGTCGCCAGGCCCGCCGCGGGGATCTGCGCCAGGAACGTGCCACCGGTCGAGGTCACGTCGGCGCCGAAGTCGACGTAGCAGATCAGCGGCGAGGTCGTGGCGGTGCCGGTGTCCACGTACACCACCAGATAGCGGGCGGTGACAGTGGTCGTCGTCCACGACGGGTCGGCCGCGTCGATCGCCGTCGTGTTCGTGCCCGCCGTGTAGGTGACCGTCTTCGAGGTGAGGGTCTGCCCGCCCGCGGTGTAGCCGGTGCCGGTCGCCTCGCCCGTGATGTCGGACTTCCAGCGGTGCGTGTCCTGGTTCGGCGAGTACGAGCTGGTCACCAGCATCGCCTTGACCGTCGCCGTGGGAAAGTTGATCTGCCCGTTGAGCAGGGACGTCACGGCCAGGCCGTAGAACTTGCCGGTGACAGCCACAACGCTCCCTTACGGTCCGGCCAGCACGGCGGCGAAAGTCGGGTAGGCGTTCTTGAGGGCGGCGAGGTTGGGGTACACGAGCAGGTCGGCGAACGTGCGCGTGCTCTGCGAGCCACCGGCCGGGCGGGCGACGACGAGGTACGGGATCTCGACGTCGCGGTTCTGATCGGTGCCGATCGTCGAGATCCGCCGCACCTTCACGTCCTGCGGCGCGATGTAGGTCGTGTCGATGCCCAGCCCGAGCGACGGCGGGACGTTCAGGAACAGCGGACTCCCGTCGGCCAGCAACGCCCGCAGCTTCGCCAGGTCGTTGAGCGTGGGGAGGGCGACCGTCATCGACGACTGCGCCGACTTGCGGGACCCGTCACCGATCACGACCGGCGTCGAGCGGCCCATCGGCCAGAACACAGCCTGGCTGGCCGTCCACGTCTCCTCGGCGAACGAACCGGCCCGGAAGTCCACCGGTATCGACAGTGACGGAATGCCAGGGTGGATCAGCCACACCGACGACGCATCCAACGTGACCGGCGTGGTCACGTTGGCCGGGGTCTCCAACGAGGTGTAGGTGACCGGCTGCCCGAACGGCGGGTCGTAGTCGTAGACGGTGACCGTGCCACCGGTCAGCGTTGCCCCGCCGCCGGTGGCGGTGCGCACCGGGACCTGCGAGCCGTCCGGGTTGTTCCGCAGGATCGTGGTCGTCACGAACGCCGGGGTGCCGGTGTCGGTGGCGACCAGCTTGATCCGCGGCGGCACGTTGGACGCCTCGACGGTGGCGGCGACGGTGATGACGCTCATGCGCTGTGGACGATGCGGTCGGTGCGGGCAGTCACGGCGTCGGCGGCCACCAGCGTCGCCTCCGTCCGAACGATGTCGGTGATCTCGCGGTCGCCGATGAACACCCGGGCGTTGATCGCCACTGTCGGAGAGCCGCCGCCGGATGAGCCGCCGCCCCAGCCGCCGGAGGTCTCCCGCGACCGCAGGCCGGCGCTGTACGCCTCGTTCTCCCTGGCGGTCAGGACGCGCTCGCCCTTGTGCAGCAGGTACGCATCCGTCGTCGGCACAAACGGCGTGCCCAGTTGGTAGCCCCCGGCGCGGTTGTACGCCGCCGACAGCGACCCGTAGCGGGCCATCGCGTAGCGCATCGACGCCGCGACGTTGGCGAGCGGGTCGTAGATGTCCCACGACGTGCGCGGGTCGTGGTAGGCCCGGAACGTGGGGTCGATGACCTGCATCAGGCCCTTGGATGGGGTGCCGCGCTTGGCGTTGGAGTCCCACAGGTTGATCGCCCGCGGGTTGCCGCCGGACTCCTGGTTCATCCGCCGCAGCGTCGCGGCCAGCAGCGAGGAGGGCTGCCCCTCCATCGCCAGCGCCTGCAGAACGAGGTTCGACCAGCGGGCCACACCACCGCCAGCGCCGGCCCCGACCGAAGCCACGAAAGCGGCGCCCGCAGCCTTCTGCGCGGCGAGCATCCCGGCTTCCGCGCCGGACATGTCGGCGTCATAGACGATCTTCGTCCAGTCCTTGCCGACGTAGCCGCCGCTGGCGAACTTCCGGGCGTTGATCGACTCCAGCAGCGTGCGGTGCTGCGACGTGGCCGCGGCGTTGACCACGAACTCGCCGTTGGACAGTCGCGCCGGGATGCTGTCGGAGGTGGCCGATCCGGGACCGGACACGAACCCACCCGTCGCCAGCACCCTCGTTGTCGAGCCGGTGCCTCCGCCGTGGCCGCCCGAGCCCTCCACGTTGGTGGAGATGATCGCCGACCAGTGCCGGTTAATAAACGCGCTCAGCTTCTGCTCGGCCGGGCCCAGGTCGGCGTCGACGTGGATGCCGACGTACGTGGGGATGTTGCCGACCGTCGTGCTCAGGTTCTGCGCCTGCCCGCGGGTCGTATCCAGGTGGACGCCGGTCGCCTCGAGGTTCGAGATGGTCGTCTGCAGCGACGCCGGGAACGCCGAGCCCATCTGGTCGCGCATCTTGTACAGCTCTTGAAGAGTGCCCTGCGCCGCCGCGGTGTTGTGGTCGAGTTCCGTCGCGCTCGCCGGCAGCGCATCCGAGGCCAACTGCCCGGCGGCGGTCGCCTGCCGCAGCAGCGCCTCTTCGAGCTGCAGCCCTGCCCGCTCCACGTCCTCGGTGCTGGTGCGGGTCGCGTCGTTGGTGTCGTTGAGGTGGTTCTGAACGTCGATGAGGTGGCTCTGGGCGTCCTCGACGGAGTTCTGCGCGTCCCGGTAGGCGAAGGACGAGTTGGTCGCGGCGAGCGCCTGGTTGTACTGGTCGATCATCGCCTGCGTGACGCCGGAGATCGCCAGTTCGGTCTGGCCCTCCTGAAACTCCAGATCGGCCTGAGCCTGCTTGTAGGCCGCGGTCGCCGAGATGGCCTGCGGGGAGTTCCGGCCGTGCTCGGCGATAGCGTCGTTCAGGGCGTGCTGCGCCTGCGTGACGCGCAACTGGGCAGCCTGGACCGGGTCCAGCGACGCCTCGTAGTCCCGCTGCGCCTGCGCCGCGTCCTCCGAGGCGTGCCCGGCCGCGTTGAGCGCGAACGAGTAGCCGGTGATCTGCCCGACGAAGCCCTGCACCCCGGAGCCCGCGACGACGGACCACTTCTCAAGTTCCTGGATCTGCCGCGTGGTCTCCTCGGCCGCCCGGCCACCCTCGGCGAGCGCCTGCCCCCAGGACTGGATCTGCTGCCGCCACGCGGCGAACTCCAGCACCGCGGCGGCGGCACCGAGGCCGAGGGCGGTCATGCCCCCCTTGAGGGAGTCCATCAGCGACAGGGCGTCGGTGGCCGTGCCCGAGCCCCGGCTGAAGGCGTCGGTCAGCGCGGACTTCCACTTGCCGAACTTCTCGACGAGATCGTCGAGCGGCTTGCTGAGCGAGGAGACAATCTTGAACGCGGCGAACCCGGCCGCCACGCCGGGCAGGATCGGCTCAAGGTCCCTCAGAAGGTCGGCGACCACGCCGAGCACCGACGCCAGCGGCGGCAGCACCGTGGACGCGAGTTCGACGCCAGCACCCAGGAACTCGCCCAGGACCGGCAGCAGGTTGCCGACGATGTCACCGATCGCGGCCAGCGCGGTGCCCGCGGCCTGCGAGTGGCTGGAGACGGCGTCGAGGAAGTCGGCCAGCCCGTTGCCGATCGTCTCCACCAGATGCGAGAGGCCCTGGATGACCGGGGTGCCGCTCTGCACCGCGCGCACGAGCGCCGGAACCGCCGTCGACGCAGCCTTGGTCAGGCTGTCGGTGAACATGTCGATCTGCGGGGCGACAGCGATGAACGCCGAACGCAACTGCGGGCGCAGGCTCTCGAACGTGTCCGCGAGCTGGGTCGCCATGTGCGTGAACACCGGCACGAGGTAGGCCGAGTCCGCGACCGCGCCGTCGCGGATCTGCTGACCGAGCGACGTCCAGGCCCGCCGGACCTCCTGCGTCTGCGCCGCAGAGACCGCGCCGACCCCGGCAAACAGCGTCGCCGCGCCCGCGCTCACCGCCGGAGCACCAGCCGCGAGCGCACCCGCGATGCCCGCCACGATCAGCGGCGAGTTCCGGGTCAGCCCCAGGTTGATGCCCTTGGCGAGCGTGCCACCGGTCCGCTCGCCGGAGACACGGGCCTTCGTCTCGGTCTTCTTGAACTCGGCGTCGACACTGTCCGACAGGCCCCGGGTCTCCGTCGCCGCGCGGGCGAGACCCTCGGTGTACCGGCTGACATCGGCGACGAGGTTGACCTTGACGGTGCGCTCAGCCAACCTCGACCCCCTCCGGCTTCTTCAGACGCGCGGCCCACGTGGTGGCCCGCATCGACACGTCATTGGCGTCTTTCGCCGCCCGCTCCTGCGCCGCCGCCATCGCATAAGTGGCGTGGCAGCGCTCCGCCTCGGCCTCGAACAGGAACTGGTTGTCCGGATCCCGGCAGACGTCCTTCGGCAGCCCACACAGGCGGCACCGAGCGGACTCCACCTGCGCCTTGTGCTCCGCGTGCGCCAGCGCCCAGTTCGTATCCTCGGGCAGGAACAACGGCTCACCCGGCGCGGGCATGGGACGGCCCAGCAGGATCGACCGAGGAACCCCGTACGCCTCGGCGGCCTCTACTTCCCGGAGGGCTGCCGGCGAACTACCGAGGCGAGAAACGAGAAAGGGACGCTGGATCCCTCCGTCGACGCCTCCCAGGCCGCCCTCGTGAGCCGGTCCCAGTCCCCGCCGAGCGTCTGACGCAGTTCCGCCGCCTGCTCGGTGGTCATCTTCGGATCCACGCAACACGCGGCCACCAGGGCGGCCTCACCCGTGACCGGGTTCCAGCCCTCCTGCTTGCCCTCGCGCGGCGGGTGCGCCTCCAGCCACTCGTCACGCTGGTAGGCCGACATCCCCCGAAGGTGGAAGCGCACCGTGTCGGCGCGCATCCGCCCCTCCAGTTCGTGGATCTGCTCGGCCAGCTCGCGGCGCCGCTCATCACCGGCCACCGCCGTCGCCGGGTCCTCCAGCTGACCCTGCAGGTCCGCGTGCTGAGCCGCGAGACCGGCGTCGAGGCAGACGTCGACGAATCGCTCCGGTGGCTTGGCCCGCTTGAGGACTTCGGCGATGTCAGCCATCAGGCGACGGTCGCCGGGTTGTCCCAGCCGCGCGGGTCACCGGTGGAACCCATCCGGACGGTGATCGTCTGGATCGAGTTCGGCGCCGGGGCGTCCGGGTTCGGCCGGCCGATCTGCACCGGGTAGACCTCCACCTTCTGCGAGGCGGCGAACGCGGTCGCGGCCGACGTGCCGCGGCGGACCACGAGGTAGCCGTTGGCGGCGTACACCAGGGCGGTCGCCACCGGGTCACTCGCGCCGGTCGCAGCCTTGTACTTCAGCGTGATCGACACCTTGGACCGGCCGACCAGCTCGGTGCTGTACGTCGAGCCGAGCGCCGAGTTGTCGATCATGTCGGTGTCGAACGAGATGTCCAGGCCGTCCGGGGTGAGGCGCTGCTCCAGCGCCGTGCCCGCGGTCAGCTCGACGGCGGTCGGGGCGGCGATGTTGGAGATCGTGGGCACCCACGACGCCTTGACGTTGCCGTCCAGCAGCAGGTCAGCCATGACTCAGTTCTCCTTCGAGGGGGTGGAGGGCTGGGCCTTGACGCGGCCAGCGGCGTCGAGCTGCTTCCAGGGCTGCTCGGCGTTGACGAAGAACGGGAGCGCCCCACGGGGGATCTCGCGCTCCTCGAGCGTGTCGGGGTTGCGGATCGTGACCAGTTCGGACAGGTCGACGTCGGCCACGGCGGGCCCCTTTCGGTGTGTTGTGTGTGCGATGTCCTAGACAGGACGTGCCGGATGCCGGACGATCCCGGACCGTGCGTTATCTATTGCTCGCCGTGACGGCGTCGCTCGCCCTGACGGGCTGCGGGGGAAACAGTGAAGCGGCGACCAAGCCGAAGCCGAGCGCGTCGCCCGAGGACGCGTTCATCGCGCAGCTCGAGGAGTCCGTGCCGACCTACGTGGTGCAGCCCAAGCGGGACCGGCTGATCAAGGTCGGCTACGACGTGTGCCAGACCATCCACAACGGACGCCTCAGCGAACCCGACATCGTGTCGGCCGTGGCGAGAACCGAGGGGCTGGAGGTCGCCCACGCCGAGGCGCTGGCCTGGGCCGCGCACGACCACTTCTGCCCCGACCTGGACTTCTAGGCCGGCGACAGGCGCCAGGTGACCTCGTCGGTCTGCCAGTACAGCGGCGGGTTCACCGTGTCGTCGCGGTCGATCGGCACCGGGGCCTCGTGCACAGGCATGTGCACAACCCAGCCGCCGATGGTCTGCCCGGTGAGCCCGAACAGGGCGGTGAGCAGCTTGGCCCGGCCGATTCGCACCGCGTCGGGCGACCAGCCGTAGCTGTGGAAGGTGCCGCCGACGACGATCCCGTCCCGGGCGCGCAGGCTGTCGTCGGTGATCTGCCCGCCGTCGAAGTGGCCGACGACGTAGGGCTTGCCGGTCACCGCGTCGCTGGGCTTGTTGGAGTCGCCGAACGGCACCCCGGTGGCGGTCACCGCGGTGTCGATCGCGGCGACCAGCGGGTTGATGTTGACGGCCGGGGCGGTCATTCGGTGTCCGTCACGTTCATCTTGGCGAGCACGGCCTCGATGGCGCCGGAGATCAGCGCCTCGCCCATGTCGGCCAGGTCGCCCTCGAACTGCACGACCTGCCCGTCCAGGGCGCGGGACAGGTCGTGGTGCGGCGGGGAGTGGTCACCGGCGCCGCCGAACTCCAGCAGGTTGCCGATCCGGCCCGCCGTCTTGGTCTTGTCGTAGCCGACCTCGCCGACCACCTCGACGCCCTGCGCCTCGACGTCGTAGTTGATGGCGGTGTGCGCGTGCGCGTTGTGCACGGGCGCGGTCAGGCGCACGTTGCGCTTGGCCTGCTTCTTCACGTCCGCCGAGTTGCGCCGGACGACCTTCTCCGTCGCCCGCGGCGTCTTGCGCACCGCGTTCAGCAACTCGCGGGAGAACTGCTTGGGGTCCAGGTCGGGCATCAGATGACCTCCTGGCAGAACAGGCGCCGGGCGGTGACGTTGTCGCCGCGATCGATCCGCTGGACCTCCAGCGTCATGCCGATCAGCGCTGGGTCCGGGGAGGCGGTGACCGTCAGCCGGTGCCCCTCGATCACGCTCGCCACCGAGAACGGAACGGACACGACGAAGGCGAACTCGAACACCTCGCCGCCGCCGGCCTCGCCCGCGTTCGCCATCTGCCCCGACCCCGGGCGAACCCGGCACGGACCGAACCAGATCGTCTGCGGGGCGCGGGTCACCTCACCGGTCTGCGGATCGGTGATCGGCTCGCCCGGCTTGAACACCGTGCAGGCCGAGGTGAACTGCGCGTCGGCGAACGCTCGTCCCCGTGCCGCCGCGCTGGCCGCGCTCACAGCTCCGGCACCGACCACGAACGCAACCGCCGCGACCGGGTACGCGCCCGCGGCGTGGCGGTCAACTGGCGGAGCAGCGCCCGCTCCTCGCCGGTCAGGTACACACCGGGAGAGCGGGTGGCGGCGTCGCGGCGGTAGGTGTAGTCGTCCACCGTCTCCGAGGAGTAGCCGTCGACGTTGCGGAACGCGCGGGCGGCGACCTCAAGCGCGATGCCCTTGGCGACGATCGAGGCGTCGGCGTCAGCCTGCGGGATCACCGTGTAGATCAGCCCGACGGTGAGGTCACGCAGCAGTGTCGCGCGCTCCTCGTCGGCCGCAGCCTCCGGCAGGTAGGAGGCCAGCTCGTCAAGGGTGAACACGCCGGCCTCCTACCTGGACGGGATCGGTCAGTCGCGGGAAGTCTCGGGGGTCGGCTTGCCCTCGACGACGCCCTGCAGGGTGTAGTTCTCCCGCGGGGTCTCGTCCACGGCGGTGCCCAGGTAGCCCTTGTCCTCGGCCTCGTCGACCTTGGCCTGAACTTCCTTCTCGCCGCTGTCGGTCTTCTTCTCAGCCATCGGTGCGTCTCCCTACGTTGTCGAACTCCGGCCGTGCCGGGTCAATGGGCATCTCGTAAGGCGGGAGCGTTGGCGCCCACGCCGCGACGACACGGGCGGCAGCGGCCGGATCGCCGGACAGATCACCGAAACCCTCGAAGGCGTTGGCGTTCTGCTCCTCGCGGGGCCAGTGCCGCCCGTGTCGCGTCACCGGAAGAACTGCTTTTTGCGGGTGGTGGTGTCGGCCACCTCAGCCGGGCCCCGCTTGTTGCTCGAGGCCACCCGGTAGACCGTGCGGTCCGTCTCCGGCGTCCAGCCGATGAAGCCGGCCGACGGAGAGACCGCGTTGGACTCGTTCGCCGTCCCCGCCGACTGCGTGGGCTGGCCCATGATCAGACGGCCTGCTTGATCACCGAGAACGGGTAGCGGGTGCCCGCGTTGCCGTTGTCGTAGTTCAGCGTGTTCGCCGTCTGGAAAGCGCACCGGAACACGATCCGGAGAGCGACCATGTCCTGCTGCGGCAGGTTGTACTGGATGACCCCGGTGTTGTCCTGGATGACGCCCTCGGTGATCAGCTTGTACGTGAAGTCCTGCCGGATGCCCAGGATCGCCTGCGAGAAGTCGCCGACGACGGCCTCCGCGGCGCCCGTGCCCGCAGCCGGCCACAGGCCCCGCATCGGGTAGACGATCGGCACACCGTAGATGCCGGTCGGGGAGACCTCGGCGAGCAGGTTGCCGTTGGCGTCGCGGGTGTTGCGCAGCATCCCCTTGTAGATGGTGTTCGCCACGGCGCCGTTGGCGTCGAACCCGTCACCCTCGACCTGAGCCAGAGCGTCGGAGAAGTAGCCAGCCAGACCGGCCTTGTCCGTGCGCGGGGTGCCGACGGAGCGGTTGACGACGTTGCCGGCCGTGGTGGCGTCGGTGACGATCGCGCCGCCCCACGAGGCGGGCTTGTTCGTGCCGAAGAACACCGCGGCGTCGATGGTGCGGGCGATGGCGTCGGTGAGCAGCGGCGTGACCGCACCCCACACGTCGAACCCGGCGTCGTCGAGGACGGCCTCCGGGATCGGGACGATCGCGGCCAGCTCCTCCACGTTCAGGAACTTGTTCGCCCACGCGACCTCGGTGGTCTGCTTCAGCCCGGTGTCGCCGTTGACGAAGTACGCCGTGGGCAGCGCCGACAGAACCGGCATCCGGGTCTGGTTGGTCGCCATGCGAACCTGCCGGAACAGGCTCAGGGCGGCCGACTGGTTGGTCAGACCGGCGAGCAGGTCGTTCGAGACGACCTCGGGGATCATCGCCTGCGCGTTGGTCCGCGAGATCAGGTTGTTGTACGCCACGGCTTACCTCCAGGAAGGGGGTTTGTTGTGCAGCGGTCCAGCCGTGGCGGGCCGGTGCTGCGGAACTACGCCCGGCCGGCGGCCTGGCGGATCAGGTCGGACATCGAGACGCCAGCGGGAGCGGCCTGGCGAGTCCCGCCGTCGAACGACGGGGGCTGCGGGGTGCCGGCGTTCGCCTCGGGGATGAGGCGCTGCACGGCCTTGGCGATGGCCTTGGAATCGGGCTCGCCGTCCTCGCCGATGTAGCGGGCGAGGTTGAGGTCGTCGAGAATCTGCGAGGCATCGAAGCCGGGGTTGCGGCGCGCGGCTTCGGCGATGAACTCGGTGCGGGCCAGACGCTGCCCGTACTGCTGAACGGCAGCCGTGCGGCCCCGCTCCTCAGCCTCGGCGACAGCGCGCTCGGACTCGGTCATCGCCGCCTTGCGCTGCTGCTCGAGCTGCTTGGCGGCTTCGCGGTTCTCCTTGGCCCGCTGCTCCCACTTGCGGGCCTCGGCCTTCCAGTCGGTGCCGTCCGGCTGCTCGGCCGGTTCCACGGCCTCCCCGGGGGCGGCCTGGTCGGTCTCGGGCGTGACGGTGCTCGGCTCATCGGCCATGTGTTGCTCTCCCATGCGGGAACGCCCCGGTGCCGTGCGGCGGTGGGGTGGTCTATTCGGCGATGCCGCGACGCTTCATCTCGTTGATGGCGTCCACGCGGCTCGTCAGATGGTTCAGAAAGTCCTGAATGCCGCCCGGCGGTAGCGGCGTCGGGGTGTTCGTGCCCCACGCGGCGGACCGCTTGGCGCGCTTGCGCTCGACGGCCATCCGCTGCCGCCAGGCGTCACGGGACTCGTTGAGCACTCCGGACAGCGACGCACCGTCGTCGAGGCGCTGACGCTGGCCCTTGGTCAAGTCGGTGATCAGCCCGCGCTCGATCAGTAGCTTCGGGTCGGTCACGTAGTTGCCGGCCACGCTCTCCGCCGACGGGATGTGCACGCAGTCGCACCCGGGATGGCGCAGAAACCCGTCGTTCCACCGGTACCACTTGCCAGCCAGCACGGCGCAGCGGGAACAGCACGGCGGGTTGACCATCCGCACCCAGCCCATGCGCTCACGAACGGCGATCTGCGCCGCGGTGGCGTCCCGGGCCGCGTCGGCGACCGCGGTCTGCAGCGCCTGCTCCAGCCACTTCCGGCCGCCGATCAGCGCCTCGGACGGCTCTCGGCCGGAGCCGATGAGCAGTTTTGCGTGCCGCACGCTGCCCTCTAGCGCCGTGTCGAGCGGTCGCCCGTCGTAGGACACCCCCGAGAACGCCTGGGGGCGCACAGCGGCCTGCGGGCGGTCCGGCTGGCCGGTCTCCGCCAGGACCGCGGGCACATACTGCACGGCCGCCTGCGCCGCAGCGAGCTGCGCCCCGGCCGTGTAGGCGACCATCTGCGGCATGACGCGCTGCCAAGAGCCGTCCAGGTCGCCCGGCACCACCTTGCGCCACAGGCGACGGCCGATGCCGAGGAGCGCCAACTGGTAGCGCTGCAGCGACTCGTAGAAGGTCTCAGACGCCTGCGGTGCCGGCACCGGCTATCCCGGCCTGAAACTCGCGGGCGATGCGCGCGGCAACCGGGTCGAGCGAGTTCTCCCGCTCCTCCATCTGCGCGATCTCCGTCTGGCTGATGCCCACGAACTCCCGCGCCGACCGCAGATCCCGCATCCCCGACTGCAACTGCTTCACCGCGGCGTCGGTCGTCTCGCCCTCGGTGCGGAACTCCGGGTTACGCCAGATCGACTCCATGCGCTCGTCCGGCACCGGCAGCCCGGCAGCCTTGCGCGCCAGGCGCATCGTCTCCACCGCGCCGCCACCGAACGAACGGATTCGCTGTCGGCACTTCGCCACCAGTCCGGACTCCGACGCCTTCAGCGTCTCGCCGTTGACGTTGCTCATCTCGCCCAGCAGGTACTGCGCCGGGGTGCGGGTGCGCGACGCGATGTCCTTGACGTCCTCGCGCTTCGCCGAGCTGTACGGGTCCAGGGCGGCGGCCTCCCACTGCCCGAACTTCGTCTCCGCGACGTCAGTGGTGACGATCCGGTCCCGGCCGATGTCGATGGGGTCGACGGGGTTGCCCTCTTCGTCCTCGTCCGGGTAGCCCGTCGCCCACTTCTGCGGGAACGCCCCGAAGTCCTGCGTGATCAACCGGTCCGCGAGGGTCTTGTTGATCCGGTCCTGAATGTCGATGACGTCCGCGATTTCGGAGACGCCGCCGGTCAGCAGACGTGGATTGTTCGGCAGCTCGGTCAGTGCGACCTCGCCGAGCGGGTTACGCGCCGGCCACGACTCGCCCGCCACCTCGCGGCGGCGCCACTGCAGCGACTCGGTCCGGACCTCACCCTTCGGCACGTCCGTCTCGAACTTGTACAGCCAGGCGCCGAGGTCCAGCGTCGCGCACAGGCGGCCCGACCAGTCGTCCACCCACAGCTTCAGACCAGCAGCCTTCTTGCGCCGGTTCGACCCCGGCACGTAGCCGATGATCGCCTGCGACGCGTGCTCGATGAAGATGTCCGGGATCGGCGTGCCGTTGGGCTGCACCAGCGTGTACGCGGTGCCCCCGATCAGCGCCTCGAGAATCCCCTGATCGAAGTCTTCATCGAGGTTGTTGGCCTTCCACATGCGCCAGGTGTCGGCGTCCGCGCCTTCCTCGCCCGGCAGCCTGAAGCCTTCGAGAGCGAGCCGTTCCGCGGTGGTATCCGGCACGAGCCCCATGTAGTTCGACCGGGTCATCCGCAGGATGCGGCGGAACTCCGAGTGCGCCTGCGGGGCCAGCCACGGCAACGGATGCTCGCCGCGGTAGTAGGCGTCGTACAGGTCCAGGAACGGCTTGCGGTCGACGATCTCCTTGTGCAGCCGCCGCAGCCACCACTCCGGAGAGCCCACAGGCGCATCACCGAGCGCGTTCGCCAAGGGAAGCACGACGAGCGGCTGGCTCACATGGCCTCCTAGGCGCTTCGGACGCGCCCGGAGACGCGGGTAAGGGTCTTCTTAGGCGGCGGCGCGGCGAGGACGTCAGCGCGCGCCTCGTAGGCCAGCGCATCACCGACCACCGTGTCGATCTTGCGGTTGGAGTCCGGGTTCTCCTTGCGGATCAGGCGGTGGCCGCCCTTCATCCGCACGTAGGCGTTCCCGTAGTGCTCCAGCGCCAGCGGGTCGGCGTCCTGGAACGTCAGGCCGTTGACGATGTCGGTGTGCAGCCGGTCCAGCGCGGCAGCCATCGCCACATCCCGGCGGGTCTCCCACGCCACCACGCGCTCGCCGAACTCCTCGGCCAACGCGTCGATGTCGCTGCGCCACTCGTGCGGGTCGCAGTAGGCACGTGCCACGTCGTAGCGGGCGAACGCCTCGCGGATCGTGGCGAGCACGTCGGCGCGGGGAACTTCCCAGCCGATGCCGGCCGCGCCCTCAGGCTTCGGCCAGGCGCCGATCCGGAACCGGAACCCATCGGAGACCCGGCAGCCACGCAGCACCGTCGTGTCGTTGTTCAGCGAGCCGTCGAAACCCAGCGTGATCCGCTCCCCCGGGGCGATCGTGTCGCCGCGGCGGATCTGGCGCTCGACGGCGTCCTTGGCGATCCACGCGTCGTTGCCAGACATCGGCCGGTTGAGGAAGTAGCGGGCGGCTTCGGCGTCATCCCGGCAGATCCGCGGGTCGCGCATGTCCCGGTACTTGCGGTCCAGGTCGATCCAGCCAGCGGCCGGGCCGTACACGTAGCGCAACTGCGCGATCGTGTGTGGCTTGTCGTCGAGGTTGACTCGACCCTTGGCCTCACGATGGTTCACGAACACCGACTCGGGCAGTTCCTTCTTCCGCCACAGGGTCAGCGTGTTCTCGAACACCGACTGCTCGCCCGGCTTGTAGGCCGTCGAGGTCTGGTGCAGCCACGGGTCGGCGTCGTAGCGCTTGCCGAGGTTCCTGGCGACCGTGGCGTACATGTTGCGCAGCTCGGCGAGCACGAACAGGTGGGTTTCGTCGACCACGACGTGCGACTCGAGGCCACCGTCCTTCGACGCCGATCCGGCGGTGCAGGCCCGGATCTCGCCGCCGTGCGGCAGGTAGATGGCCGACGCCGACTGGTACTGCCGGGCGCCGCTCGCGCCCGCGTACACCTCGGGGCGGTGCTCCTTGCCCCACTCGGAGGCGATGTAGGCAATCGTCTTGAACGTGTTCCCGGCCTGACCTTCTTCGGTCGCCAGGCACTTGATCAGCGGCGACGTGACCCCGCGACCGACCGGCTGCCCGTCCTCGTCCCAGTACGAGAACCGCACGCAGTCGGAGAACGCCTCGGCGAGCGCCACCCACGCCGCGATCTCGGACTTGGCGCGACCCTTCGGCCGCGACAGCACCGCCTCGTTGAACACCCGGCGGCCCGTCTGCGGATCGATCCGGTAGCACTCGACGATGTGGTCCAGCATCTCGGCGTCGATCCGCGCCGGCTGGCCCTGAAGGTCACCCTCGCCGTGGCAGCAGTTCGCCTCGATCCAGTCGGCGACCGCGTATCCCAGCGAGCAGACGTGCCCGTCGAACAGCGGGCCAGTCCAGCCCATCAGGCCCCGGCCTTCGCCGCCCGCGCTCGGTCAAGCGAGGACACCGCACCGGAAGGCGCCGAGGGGGCGTAGGAGCCGCGAGCGCCGCGGTGCTGAGGCCGCTTGCCCGTCGCCTCGTCAGGGAGGCGCAGAGCGGCGATGAGCTGCTTGAGGATGTTGGCCTGCTGACGCGCCTCGACCCATGCGGGGTGGGCAACAGGCTGCCCCTTGCCGTTGTCGATCATCACGTCCGACGTGCGGCACACCTCGTCGAGCAGGTCGCAGCGGTCCTTGGCCCGGCACGCCTCGAGCGCGACCTCTCGGTTGGGGTTGGTCTCCACCGACAGGCCCTCCTCCTGGGCGAGCAGCGAGGTCCACAGGCGGCGTCCACCCTCGCCCAGCCCGGCCGGAGCAGCGTCACTCACGGTGAGCCTCCTCGCGCGCGCGGAACGGGTTCAGGGGTCTGGACAGCGAGCCACCTCCCGGCGGTCCCGCGTTGATCTTGGTCGAGGGGGTCACCCCCCACCCTTCGTCACGCAGCGTGACGACGACGGGCTCGGTACTCGCGGGCTCGGTCGCGGTCGCACGCTTTGCAAGCGCGGTCGCCGCGGGCATTGACGCGGGTGTTTGCAGGCGAGAACTCGTGTCCGTTGATGCAGACCATGACCTGAGCCCAAGGTGCGCGCCGGATGTTCTCTTGCGGCGTCACCGGCTCGAGGTGGTCAGGGTTACAGCACGCTCGCTGTCGGCAGAGGTGGTCGATCTGTAGCCCATCAGGGATGGGGCCGACGAACTCCTGGTAGGCCAAGCGATGCGTGAGCAGGAAGTAACCGTCTACCCAGATCTTCGTGTAGCCGTTGGTTGTCTGCGCTCTGTTGCTGATCCAGCACGGCGTGTCGTGGCCTCGGTCCTCCACTGTCACACGCTGCTTGATGCGGGACGTCAGGTCAGTAACACTCATGGCAGTTCACCTCTCGCACAGGTGGACGACTGACCCTCAGGTGTTCACTGCACCTGGGGGTCGTCTATTCGTGGGCAGCCCTGCCAGCGGCAGAGCGGTTGCACCGGCTGTGTTCAGGCCCGGCGTATTCGCTGCGGTCGTCTCGGTGCCCGAGGTCCCAGTTGTCGGCCGATGCGATCGGCTTGCCGCATCGCCAGCACTTGACCTGACCAGTGGCTACTCGCATGGCCCATCGCTTGCGCAGTAGGTCATGGCCCCGGTCGTAGCCGCGTTGCCTCGGGCCTGGCCTGGCATGGGTGGTGCACGGCATGAAGTTGGGGCAGCCCGGTGTCGGGCAGACGCGGGACGCTCGGGTCACAGCACCGAGCTGATCAGCCAGATCACGAGCAGCACGACGAGGATGATCAGGATGATGTGCACCAGGCTCATCGCCGTGGCTCGCTCTCGTTGAGTAGGTCGAGGATGCAGTCGATCTGCGAGTAGCACTGCGCCACCATCTCCCGGTGGTGCGGCGTGTCCTTGCCGGCACAGGCTGCCTTGGCGTGGGCGAGGGCGACGTACGCCTCTTCGAGTTCCAGGCCCAGCACGTCGTGCAGGGTGGTGAGCGGCATGACCATCAGGCCCCCTGCTTCTCGCGCTGTGCTCGTCGCTGATCGGTGCAGGCTTGGCAACTCGCCATCCACACGAGGTGGCGTGTGCAGGTGGGCTGACGTGGCGTGGGGATCACGACCGCAGTCCGGCGATGAGTGCGCCGATGCAGCCGCCGAGGATCAGGCAGGCGAGCAGGAACCATCCGGCCTGCTCGTACTGGTACGGGGGGCGACGCAGCTTCACGGGCCACGCTCCGGGGGAGTGGCGGCTGCCTGTAAAGACGCGGCCCGCTGCTCGTCGCCGCGCTGCAGTGCACGTTCCCCGCGGCCGGGAAAAGCAAGAGCCCCGCCTAGGAACCTGAAGTTCGAGGGCGGGGCTGGCTTTGCTTTTGGGGTCGCTTCGTCAGCGACAGATTCATGTTCGCGGTTCAGTCGCTGTCTGTCAACTCAGGGTGACGGCGCGTCGTCAGCGGCCGATCACTAGCAGCACAACGAACCCGACCACGATCACTCCGAGGTAGACCGCGAACGCCAAGCCCATCCACCAGTCGTCCATGTACTTCGGCGGGTCGAGTTCCCTGGGGATGCGTAGACCTCCGGCCGAGTAGTCGCGCCTTGCGCTCACGACGCCCGCCTCTCGCTCTCGTCCAGCACCACGGCCAGCAGATCGCCAAGACGGATCCGCGTGCCCGTGTGGTAGCCGATCCGTCCTCGGTGAAGGTAGCCCCGGATCGACGCTTCGGTGACCTTGATGTGCCCGATCTCGCCGACGTACCGCGACGCCTCACGCACCGAGCACAGCATGTCGGCCGCCTCTTGCAGCAGCCACGCACGCCGCTCGAGGACGTCGTGCACGGTCTCGCACTGGCTGCAGGTGAGCTGGTGCGCGCCGGGTCGTGCCCACAGTTCGGCATGGCACACGGCGCCGTCTTCCTCGTGCAGGCACTGGCCGAGGTACTGCCGGTCCGCTGCCCTGTCGATGGCGCGGTACGCCTCCTTCACCACACGCCCGAGTCCAGCCACGATCTCCGCTGCCTGCGGGTGCCGGCGGATGGCGTCGATGTCACCGCCCCACAGCGCGACCTCGACCATCAGCGCGTCCCGTGCAGCAGCAGCGCCCCAGTTGACGGGTGACCGTTCGTGAGCCGAGCCCTTGCCTGCCTTACCACCGCTGCTGATCTTCGCCTGCTTGGACGCGGCCACGTCGAGCTGGTCGACGAGCGCGGGTGCGGCGGCGAGCATCGTGGTCACGGCCTCACTGCACTGCCAGCACAGCAACCCTTGCGGCTGAGAGCACCGGCACGAGGGGCATTCCATGCTCACGCCGTCCACCTTCCCGTCGTCCTCTTGTCGCGCGGCTGGTAGTCGAGGCGCCCGCTCAGGATCTCCACGGCCAGCTCGGTGCGGCTCCAGCAGCCGGTGCGGCGGAACGCTTCCCGCATGTGGCCCTTCACCGAGTCCGGGCTGATCCCGAGTCTGCGGGCGATGGTGGCGTTGTCGGCACCGTCGCGGATCAGTTCGTCCACCACGAGCGCTTGGCTGGGGGACAGGACGACGACTCGCGGCTCAGCCACGCGCGCCACCGTCGTAGGGGACGGCGTGTCCGCTGGCGACCATGACCGCGTTCAGCGACGGCATGGTGTCGTCGTCCCAGATCTCGGCGAGCATCCTGCCGTACTTCTCGGTGGCGTCCTTGTGGGTCCGGATCGTGACCGTCGAGCCGATGGGCATCAGTTCCCGCAGGAAATCGCGCGCTTCCTTGCCGCCGGGCTTGCCCAGCTCTGGTGCGTCGATGCCGAGCAGGCGCAGCGCCATGTCGGAGATCCACACGCCGAACCCGAGGTCGACGTCGGCGCGGCAGGTGTCGCCGTCGTAGATGCTGCGGATGACCGCGGCGTACTCGTACATCAGCGGGCGTACATCTCGGACCAGGCGTCGGGCACGTACGTCGGCACGTCCTGCACCACCTGATAGCCCTGCCGCCGGAGAACCCAGGCGCACGCCGCGAGCCCGGCCATGGCGAGCCCGGTGATGACGCCGGACACGACACCGATGACGGTGGTCACGCGCTCCCCCTCGCTGTAGGTGCCGGGCCGCCGACTTCCCCTCGACGACCCGGCGTCACCAGTCTCTGACTGCCTGTGACAGCACTCAGCCCGCCTTGCGCTTCCATGGCCGGCGCACGATCCCCTCGACAGCGCCGTACCCACCGAAGGGCTTGCTGCCCGTCAGCGACTCCAGCAGCACACCGCCGCGGATCCCGTCGTCCCGCAGCGGGTCCACGGCGGCCAGGCACTCGTTGCGCACCGGGCATTGGCGGCAGATGGTCTTGCCGCGGGCGTGACGCTTGGCCTTGACCTCGGGTGTCTCGCCGTCGACGTGCGCGTCCCACAGCGGGTCGGGGTTGCCGGCACACGCTGCATCGGCCGGGAACTCGTAGGCGCGGGGGTCGCTCATCGACGTCCCCGGATGTAGCGCGGCTCCCGCTCGCTGAACGTCGTGATCTCGATCCACTCGCCGGGCAGCTCGGCGGCCTCGTCGGCGGTCCACCAGCCGCGCTCTTCGGGCGGTAGCGCCAGGATCCGGGCGCGTTCAGCCTCGACCCACTCGCGCTGTACGGCGGGCGAAAGCCAGGGCAGCACCTCGTCGTGGCTGACAACCTCGTCGTCACTCATGCGCTGTGCCTACCCTTCCGCGGGAACGGTGTCGGCCGCTCCCGGTTGGCTTCCCGTGCCGCTGCCACTGCTGTCGGCGCGTCGGTGATGTGCACTTGCGGCATCGGCTCGGTGGCGCACGGGTCGGCGATGGAGAGTGGTTCGCCGCCGAGGTTGACCGCGGCTTCGATGACGGCCAGGCGCTCGGCGTGGGCGCGCAGGTCGCTGTCGGCGCTCCACCACAGGGACGTGAACACCCCAGCGGCGATGGCGCACAGGATGAAGCCGACGACTACGGGCGGGGTCATGGCTTGCGCACGCCCTCGATGATCAGCGTCTCAACGGCCACGACGCGGTGCTCAGGATCGGCCCGGACTAAAGCCATGTGCTCGGCGCACCACGTCTCGGTGAATGGCTCGTCGCCGTCCTGCTCATGGGCTGCCACGTAGTCGGCTCGGTTGTCGCACCAGCCGGTCAGGGCGCAGTCAGGGTCGTCGGGATCGAACGTAGCCGTGTCCTCATCCAGCCACCCACATGTCGGCCAGTGGTCAGCGATCCACTCAGGGGACCACTCCTCGCTCACGTCAGCCCCCCGTCGAGAGTGGATCGCACGGCACAGGGCCAGGCTCGCTGACACACGTCACAGACGACGGTGCTGGAGTCGTCGCTCCAGCGTCGGGGCTGGTGTTCGCGGTCGAGGGCCCGGACGACGTCGGCTGCGGCGAGGGCGTCGACGATGCGCTGCTGTCCGAGGACGGCGAGGGCTGCGACGCGGGGGCCGTCGACGTGCCAGACGAAGGCGTCGACAACGCGGGTGAGGGTGTCGAGGAGTCCGTCGTCTGCGGTGCCGGCGTGGTCGTCGCTGCCGGGGGCGGTGTCGACGACGAAGTTGAGTGGCTGGGTGTCGACCGCTGTGGTGCCGGTGTCGTGTGCGTCCATGTGGTGTTTCCCTGCCCTGTGCGCCTCTGTGGCGCGCTCTCGGTGGTTGCCTGGAGTGACTGCCCGGACACGCTCTGTGTCGTCGGCAGAGGGGCGTACAGCGGCCCGCCGATCCCCCCGCTGGCGATCGGCTCGCTCACCACAGGCGTCGGCTGCTCGTCGGCTGCGGCTCTCGCGTCGGGGGCGACGTGGGTGGCGGCAATGGCGAGCCCGGCTGCGCACAGCAGCATCCCGTCGGCGATGGCGATCGGGAGGACGCGGCGCGGCTTGCGATGGCGGCTCACTGGTCGCCGTCCAGGGCGCGGCGGACACCTTCGGCGATGGCCCGGCAGTCCTCGGCGTGGTTCTGCGCCTCGGCGATGAGTTCGGGGCGACTGAGTTTGGCTACCACCTCGTCGTACTCGCGGGCCATGTCGTCGTTCATCGCGGCCCACGACCGCACCCGCTCCACGACCGCCCGTAGCCGTGCCGCTTCCGCCGCCTCAGCGACCAGCCGTTGCAGCGCAGGCAGGGCGAGGACGGCGTCGGCCGCGCGATAAGAGTCCCCGGCCGCGAAGATGGCGTGAGCGATCTCCGCCCGCAGTTCGTCGCTCATGCCGTCGCCTGCCCCCACCGCACCGGCCCACCGAGCGACGTGGGATTCCACAGCGGCTTCGTCGGGCACGGCTTCTCAGGCGGGCACACCGGGCACGAGTAGTCGGCCGGCGAGTTGACGACGTGGACCCCGCACAGCGCGCACCACCGCTGCTGACCGGGCTGGTGCTGGGTGCTCACGGCTGCTCGATCGCTTTGCGCAGCAGGGTGCTAGTGACGTATCCGCAGCAGTCCTCGTGCTTGGCGGCCAGCGCCAGCACCCGCCGCAGGGCAGCCGTCGCGTCGAAGGACTCGGGCGCAGGTGCCGCCGCCTCGAAGCGAGCCAGGGTCGCGGCCTGCTCTGCGGTCAGGTCCGGGGTTGGTCGGCCCGCCCCCTTGCACGCACCGCAGTCAGCCGTGCAGGTGTCGTCGCACTGGGCGTAACGGTCCCTCATTCGCCGACCTCCATCGAGAGCTGTTCGAACGGGCTGGGGTCAGCCTCTCGCTGCGTGTGACTGGCCCGTCGCTCAGCGATGTACGCGGCGTTGGCGGCCCGGCACCGATCGCACCGGCACCCAGCGGCGTACCTCGCGCGGTCGTGCCGGTCGACGGCGGGCGGTTCCAGCAGCCACGTCGCCGCCTCGATCTCCGCCAGCTCGGCAGCGGTGCGCCCGGCCCACACGCCGTGCCGTTCGCGCCGGGCCAGTGCACCGGCGAGGCAGGCATCGGCGACCGTCGTGGGGCAGGCCGAGCAGATGTCGCGGGCGTCGTGCACCACCGTGGGCTCGCCATGGCCGGGACGCATCCGTTCGAGGGCGTCGACGGCTGCGTCGAAGAGGGCGGCACGTCCCTGGCACGCGGGGGTGAGGGCGAGGAGGACGGCGGTCATCGCTGCCCTCCGCTGTGGTTCATGGCGCGCCAGTTCAGGCAGAACACCAGGAGAGCGAGGGGCACGCCGAGCAGCGGCCACCACGACCAGAGCTGAAGCGCGATCGACACCGACAGGCCGGCTGCACCCCCGCAGGCGCCACCGATGAGGACGCGGCTGTCAGCGTTCACCGTCGCCCGCCCTTCTCCTTCGCCGCAGCCGCGCGGTCGAACAGTCCCCATGCGCCCCGGCACGCGGGGGTGAGGGCGAGGACGGCGGTCATGCGACACGCTCCGAAAGATTCTCGGCGGACCTCTTGACGGTGTAGCTACACCCGCCATAAGGTGTAGCTACACCGCAGGGAACACCACCGAGGAGCCCAAGATGACCGGCTACATCAAGACCAGCTTCCGCACCGCCCGCGACATCGAGAAGGTGCTCATCGGCACCCTGATCCGCCACAAGCTCACCGACGGCACCGAGGTCCTGGCCGTGATCGACGGCAGCCGCCAGCAGTACTGCACCGCCCGCATCGTCGAGGGCCCGCTTGAGGGCCGCACGGTCCGCCTGGGCGACAGCACCCGGCGGGCCTGAGATGTCCCGAGGCACGCTCCCCCGCTCGCTGCGAATCCCCGACGACGTGTGGCAGGCCGCGCTGACCAAAGCTCGCGCCGAGGGGACGACGCTCACCGCCGTCGTGGTCGACGCCCTCCGCAAGTTCGCCGCACGCTGACCGCTCACGCCACGCCCTCCGTCTCCCACGAGACGGGGGGCGTTGCCGCATCCGGCAGCAGCAGCCGCAGAGCGTGCGCAGCCTGCTGCGGCACGACGCCGTTGCCGAGAGCCTTCAACTGCTCGTTGCGGCCGAGGCCGGGCACGTCGGTCACCCAGCCAGCGGGAAGGCCCATCATCCACTCAACGAAGGCGGGCGAGAGGCGAGGCTGCCCCTTGCTGCCGGGCTCGGTGGGGCTCGGCGCAGGTCGGCCTAGGCAGCGTTCCCATCGTCGGACGGCGTCTCCGTAGGGTCCCCATGCCAGCTCGGCGGCAACTCCTCCCACGACGTGAACTCGCGCGGCAGGATCCCCTGCGCGATCTCCACGGCCTGCCCCAGTGACGGTGCCGACATCGAGTCCCGCCTGGTCGCCGCCGACCGGCTCGTGCGATCCGCTCCGACGCGAGGTGTGGGCATCAGCCGCACGTTCGGCTGCGTTCCCATCTCGGTCCGCACTACCGCATCCGTCAGCGTCACGTCCGACGGTGACGATCCCCCCGACGCCTTCGAGTCCATCGCGGTCGGAGTCGGCAGCAGGTGCTCCACCTCGTCGGCCAGCGTCGGCCCGTGCCCCCCGGCCTTCCGCTTGTCCGGGTGCTGCGAGCCGCCGTTCACCGCGAGCTGGGCGGTCGGCGTCCGCAGCAGCCCCGACACCGCCCGCAGTCCTGGTTCGTTGCGCTTCAGATCCGCCGGCGAGGAGTGGTGCGAGTCGGTGGTCTTCGGTGTCGGCAGCAGGCCAAGCAACGACGAAGACGCGGAACCGTCCGTGAGGTGCGCCCACATCGGACGCGCGTAGGCCCTGCCAGCTCGCGTCGTACCCGAGATCGGCCAGCTCTCCAAGTACAGCTCCGAGTGCCCGCAGAGACCGACGGTCTCCGTCTCCCACACACCAGTCGCAGGGTTCCAGGTCGCTGTGGGCCGGGTGGTGGGCGTCGGCACTGAGGAGTCCTCTCACGTTCTCGATGACGACCAGGCCGGGACGGAGCTGGTCGATGGCGTAGGCGAACTGCGTCCACAGCCCGCTGCGGGTGTCGGGCCGGATGCCGCGGCGCTTGCCGGCGGCGGACACGTCCTGGCACGGGAACCCACCCGTCAGCACGTCCACGGGCTCGACGGCGGACCAGTCCACGGCGGTGATGTCGCCGAGGTTGGGCACGTCGGGGTAGCGGTGGGCGAGGATCTTGCAGGCGCCGGGGTCGATCTCGGAGTGCCAGGCGACGGTGCCGCCGAGGACGGCCTGGACGCCTTGCTCGAGGCCGCCGTAGCCGCTGAACAGGGAGCCGATGCGCGGGCCGGTCACTTCGCACCCCGCTTGAGCTTCGCGGCCCGGACAGCCTCGGCCGCTGCCTGCTTGGCCTGAGCCCGCGCCCACTCCGAGCTGGTCGACGGCTGCGGGATGGCCTCGCCGACGCCACACGAACAGGTCGCACAGTGCTTGGTCATCGGATCGCCCCCACCGTGTGCTTGACGTGCCCGTACTCGGCGCAGAAGTGCAGGCGGTAGCCGCGGACGAGGTCCTGCTCCTCCATCCCGTAACGCTTCCGCCAGGCCCAGACGTTGTGCGGAGCCGGGTCGCAGAGGTCCTTCTCGAACGAGCGCCACCGGCCATCGCGGCAGATGGCGACGTAGACCTCGCTGCCGCAGTAGCGGCATGGGGTGGCATATGCGAGGGATCTGGGCTTCTGCTCGTGCGCGCGATCAGAAACGTAAGGATTAGCTCTCTCGCAACCACTCTCTCCGTCAGTCCCGTACGTCCCGTACGTAGGAGTCCCGTTTGCGACTCCCACGTGGGATCCCAAATCGCTCCCAAAGTGGGAGCCGGTGGGAGCGCCCATCAGACGGCCCTCAGGCTCTCGGGAAGCTTCCAGCACATGCAGCTCTCGCCGTGGTGCCTCACGCAGTTCCCTTTGCGCGATGCCTTCCGGCGCTTCTCGCGGATCTCGTCGGTGATCTCGGAGGTCTGCTGGTACTCCGCGTAGTCGTGGACGTGCCAGCCGCCTTCGACGTCCGGGTCCCACAGGCCGACCGCGACGAGGTTGTCGGCGTCCTGCTTGCGCCCGTTGATGCGGGCGAGCGCGGCACGCGGGATGAATCCGTCGGTGCCGTGGCGGCCGGCGTAGGCCAGCGAGCAGCAGAACACGAAGGCCGACCGGTAGCCGTCCTTGCGGTCCAGCAGCGTCAGGATCTTCGGATGGTCCGGGAGCGTCGTGTCGAACCGGATCCACGGGAGGCCGCTCACCGCTGCACCCCCTGGTGGATGTCACAGGGGCGTGCTTGCATACTTCTCATCAGTCGCACCGTCCTAACCGGTGTGGCGAGGCCCCTGGGCGAGACGGCGGCAACCGTCGATGACCCCGGGGGCCGACTCATGTCGGCACCTACATTTTGCCACAACACTGCGTAATCGCGCGAGTACAAGGCCGTGTTTGTCACGCCGCACCCCGCCGTTCCCTACGCTCGGTCAGCAGGTCGTTGCGGGCCTGCGCGTCGAGGCGTTCGTCTTTCGTCTGGTGCCACTCGCGGACGGGCTTCCAGCACTCGGACATCCACAGCCGCGCGTAGGACTCCTGTTCGGGTGTCACGCCGCCGCACCCCGCATCCGCGTCACGGACCGCGGGGCGATGCCGAGCCGGTCACCGATCTCGGTCGCGGACAGCCCTTGCGCGGTCAGCCGGCGCACGGCCTCGGCGCGCTCGACGGGACGCAGGCGGATCCGCTCGCCGCGCATGGCACGACCGACGGCGATCTCGTCGAAGCTCGCGCGGTTGGCCGTCATGCGGGACGGGCGGGCGTTCGGGTTGTCGAGGTCTTCGTCGTTCCAGGCGAGCGGCACCGACCAGCCCTTGCGCAGTGCCACGTCACGGGCGCGCTTCGACGGGCCGGGGATCATCGACAGCTCGTCGTACAGGGCGCGCACCTTGGCTTCGGTGGTGCGGTGGACGCGGCCCGTGCGGAACATGCGGGAGACCTGCTGCGGGCTCATCCCGACCCGGTTGCCGATCTCGGCGAGCGGCCACCCGAGAGCGGCGAGGGCCTGCATCCGGCGGCGGGTGCCCAGCGGGTCGACGAGCTGCCCGCCGCGGTTGATGTAGCGGCGGATCGCGGCTGCGCGTTCCCAGGCGGCCATCGCGTCGCGGCACGGCTTGCAGGTGGGGAGGCGGTTCTCGCGGAAGTGGGCTCGGTAGCCGCGGACCTCGCCGCAGCGGGGGTCGGTCATGCGGCTGACCCGGTGGCCTGCCTCCAGGCGTCGATGACGTCCTGGGCGACGAGACCGCGCGGCGGCACGTCGATGCCCTGCTGCTGAGCCCAAGCGCGAGCTCGGGAGTGCACGCCGGTCCCGGCCTTCGCCGCCTTCTTCTTCGGCCCGTGGAGCGCGGCCTTGGCCTCGGCGAGCGCCTTCTCCAGCTCGGCGACGCGGTCGCGGGCCATCTGCTTGGCGTCCCAGTCGGCGAGAACGGTGTCGAGGTGGGCGAGCGCGTCGTTCGCCTTGAGCGCGGCGCGGCGAACGGTGATCGACTCCGACTTGAGGGCGGTGGCGATCTTCTCCTTGGTGTTGTCCACGGTGACTCCTGGGCGAGTGATGGGATTGGAACGGCCGTCGCGCCAGCCCTGGACGGTCCGCGCCGAGACGCCGAGCAGGTTGGCGATCTCTTGGGCAGAGCGGCCACGACGGTTGAGGGTGCGAAACGCCTCGGCGGTCTCGGCGCGGTTGAGGGTGACGGTGCGGTCGCCGTTGCAGGCACGTTCGACGGCGATCTCGTCAACGTCGTCGGTGGTCACTTCTCGCCGCCTGCGTAGCCCGCCGCCCGCAGCAGCTCGAGCACGTCGCCGAAGCGCAGAACGACCGGCCAGTCGGTGACGGTGGCGGGGCCCATGCCGTCGGGGCGGACGACGGCGAGCGGCAGGTCACCATCGGCGTAGGACTCGGCCTGCTTGACGAAGCCGACCGGGTTGAAGTCTCGGCGGGCCTTGACCTCGACGGCGAGTGCGGGCACGCCGAGGATGTCGCGGCCAGGTCGACCGGCACCTGCGGATTCGGCGTGGTCCCATCCTGCGGCGCGGAACACGGACGCCACGAGGTTCTGCGTCTCGGCCCCGCGTTCCTTGCGGTAGTTGCGGCTCATCTCTGTCCCCCATGCATGGGTAAGTTGTGTGATTGGTGCCGAGTCCGGGCGGGGTTCGGCTGGTCGTCACCCGCCCGGACTCGACGGCTCAGGCGCCGGGGATCTGCGCGGCCTCGGGCCATTCGTCGGCGGGCTTGTCCTTCAGCTCCGCGCGGCGGGCGGTGACGACGTCCTTGACCGCGGCCAGCTCGCTCGGGCCGAGGTTGGCGGCGGCGATGCGTGCGATCCGGTTCAGGTCGTCGTTGCTGCTGGCCTTCTCCGCGTCGGCGATCAGCTCGTCGGCGGTCGGCACCGTGGGCTTGGCAGCGGGCGCAGGAGCGTCCTTGAGGGGCTGGACGACGTAGACCTTGCTCTTGCCGCGCTTGACCAGCAGGGGCACCTGCTTGGGCTTGTCGATGTGCGACAGGGCACGGATCCGAGTGCCGCCCACAGCCGCCCCGCCGAACTCGACGTCGGGGTCGCAGTAGAGGGTGACTCGCCGGCCGACGTAGGTGGCGGCGTCCTTGCCCCAGCAGGCCATGAGCACCCGGCGCATCGACAGGTTCGGCCGCCACGGTCGGGGGAACTCGGCGAGGTGGAAGTTGAACGGCTGCTCGTCGTTGTTTCGGCTGATCCGCTCGATGGTGAAGGTGCGGTCGCCGCCCAGGAGGTCGACGGCGTCGAGCTGGTCGCTCTTCGGGGCGATCGTCTCGCTCATGTCGAAGCTGGTCACAGGGTCAACTCCAGGTCGGTCAGGCGCTCGGTCATGGGGAGGCCGTCGACAGCGGCCTGGTAGGTGGCGACCATGTCTGCGGCGGTGTCCTCGAAGGCGGAGACGGCGGCGACGATGGCCTCGAACCACTTGGGGTCCGGCTCGACCCGCTTCACGTAGAGCGGCATCCCGCCGCAGAAGCTCACGTAGTCGATCCACGACCGGCCGGAGACCAGCAGCCCGCACTGCAGTTGCGCGTAGTTCTCCGGCGGCACCTCGTCGGCGAGGATCGTGCTGAGCTGCTTCTTCTGCCGGCGCGACTTGACCTCGATCAGCCCGTCGGAGCCCACGAGGCCGTCGGGGGAGTAGCCGATCCGGAAGCCCCAGTCGTCGCGGATCATGAAGCCCGTCGTGGTGACCGGGGCGTAGTGCTCGCTGTAGACCTCGACGGCGCGGGGCTCGTCCTCCTGGCCGCGCAACATGTCGTCGCTGACGTAGACGGGGTCGACGTAGCCGGTGATCCGCTCGGCGACCAGAAGCGCGGTGAGGGCGCGGCTGTAGTCGTTGGCGGCGACGCGGCCGGTGGTGGTGAGCAGCTTGCCGACGACGGACGCGGTGACGATGCCGCGCCGCTGCTCGAGCCATTGTTCTGAGCCCTGCACCAGGCTGGCGAGTTCGATGAGGCTCACGCCGCGCTCGCCTTCTCGCGGCCCGCCTCGGTCGCCACGTAGGCGCCGCGGCGGCCCCGGACGGTGCCGAAGTCGACGTCGCCGTACTGGCGGCGCATCTGCGACAGGCGCGGGGCGATGCTGTTGTAGCCACCGGCCGGGTCGCCGTAGAGCGCGACGTACAGCTCGTACGCCTCCGGTGCGGTCAAGCCGGCGTCGCCCGCGTCGATGACGAGCTGCAGCAGGCGGGCGCGCTGGGATCCGGCGAACCGGGACGCGCGGGTTGCGGCGGCGCGTTCGGTGCTGTTGGCGCCGGTGTGGGCGAGGGCGGTCACGATGCCTCTCCGATGTGCTTGACGGTGCGGGCGTAGTGCTCTCGCCACTCACGGCGGGCAAGAGCGCGGGTCTGCGGGCTGGCGAGGCTCTGGATGAGGGCTTCGGCCTGCTCTTCGGTGGCGGCGTGCTGTAAAGCGAGGAACACGCCCACCCAGGTGCGGCGGCTCACTCGTGCTCACCGACCCCGCACGGGCACCAGCCGGGGCACATGCTGTGCACGCCCTCGGCGAGTCCGACACGGGCCAGCAGCCACCGGTAGAGGCGGTCGGGCAGCACGGCCAGGAGGTCGGTCAGCATCGGATGTCCACCCGCCCCGCGGGGTGACGTTGCATCGCGGCGTGCACGTCGGCCGAGTACTGCTCGTCGGCCTTCTGGTCGGCGAGCGCGATCGACTTGCCGAACGCCACGCCGATAGCGAGGCCGATCAGCAGCCACAGGCCGGTGCCGAGCAGGAACGTGGCGGCGATCCCGGCGGCGCTCACGACGCGGCCTTTACGAGGCGCAGGGTGCGGACGGGCTCGAGCGGCTTCATGAAGAGTTCGTTGCACGTGTGCACCACGACGGAGCCGATGCGCAGCTCGTGGTGGCAGCGGTCGGGTCGGCAGGTCATCGCCCCACCGCCGCGCTGACCAGGAGGGCGGCGATGTACGCGCCCCGCAGAAAGACGATGAAGCCGTAGACGATGCCGACCGCGCCGATGACGGGGAGCACCTTGTTCAGCCAGCCGCCGCGCAAGTCGGCGACGAACGCACTCGCCAGGAAGCGGTTCCGACGGCGGCGGAGGCGGGCGCGGAACGTCAGGTGGCGCGTGGTGTGCGGCGGCTCCCAGATCCACGGGAACGGCGCGAAGTTTGTGTCGGTGCGGCGTATCTGCAGCATCTGTGCGTGCTCTGACATGTGTGTGGCACACTCCTTCTCGGTTGGCGCCGTCCGGTTCCTTGTCAGGGGGCAGCGGGCGGCGCTGCTGTGTGTTGCGGGTTGGAAGCCGGTCCGGGCCGCAGAACAGGTGGAGCGCGACCCGGGCCGGGGCTCAGTTGTCCGCGGCGTGGCGGCGGAGCGCGGCAATGAGTTCGTCGAGAACTTCGCCGGAGTCGCGGTCGATCGGCTGGCCGTTGCGCTCGCGGAGGCGCGGGGCCTTCTCGCGGGCTTCGGCGATCGCCCCCGCGGCGACGTCGAAGACCTCGTCCATGTCGAGCAGGTCCGCGGCTTGGCGGAACAGCTCGGGATGGCCGGTCATGCGGAGGCTCTGAAGCGCGCGCGGCCCTCGGCCTCGATGCGCTCGCAGTATGCTTCGAAGCTGGCCCGCGTGACGCGGAGCGCCGACGCCCCTGGTTTGGCGGAGACGTTCGCGCCGTCCAGGTGGCCCGCGTAGATGAGGTTGCGGACCGAGCCCGGTGACTTGAAGCCGAGCTGTGCGGCCACCTCACCGAGGGTCATGTACCGCGACGGGCCGGAGTTTTCAATCTTTCGAGTCATGCCATTCCCCCACACTGACCACGTTGCCAGTTGACACTGACAATGCGGATCGTTCGTGACTCACTGCTTGGTGCGACGGGGGCAACCCTGCTGAGTGACCCCCGTTCCGGCGTCCCCTTGGGTCAACCCTCAACTTGGGGGGTGACTACCGGCAAGGTGGACAGTAGCCGCACGGTTGGGCGCTGGCAACACTGGGTGGCATCATCCCCGGCGTGTCGCAAAGAAATCCGGAAATCGTTACTGGTGGCAACGTTGCTTGTTGCCATCAAGGCGGGCAGCGTGCACTCTTGCGCGCTACCGGGGGCAACCGGTGACTAGCAAGGAACGAAGCAACGTGGACCTTCTCGCGGACCTTGTCCTGCGACGCCTGGCCGAGCTGGGCGAACCAGGCTCCCCGCTGTCCCTGCGGCGCGCCGCCGAGCGCTCGCAGGGCCTGATCTCCTACGAGCTGCTGCGGCGGATCAGTCGCGGCGAGCACGGCGGCGGCATCAGCGACCGCGTCGCGCAGGGGCTGTCGATCGCCCTGGACGTGCCGATCAAGGACATCTACATGTCGGCGCGGGTGCCGCGGCCGGAGTCGCGGTGGATCCTGCCGGCCCGCTTCGACCGCCTGGACGCCGCCGAGCGCCGGGTAGTCGAGTCTGTGGCTGCTGCGATCCTTGAGGCGCGTGAGAAAGGTCTCCGCGGAGGGTGACCCGGCGCATCCCCTCAGCGGACGCACAGGTCGTAACGGAAACCCTCAAGTACTACCGGCGGGTAGCATGATCGTTCCGGTAATCGCTCGTTCCTCCCCGGGTGTGTCTGTCACTGGCAGGGCTTAAAGTCCCTTCCCAGACACCGGGGCCGGTCAAGACGACCAGCCCCGGACGCGTGCAGGGGGAGTCGGGGAGACGTTGGACGAGTACACGATCATCAGGACGATTGAGCTGCCGCACGGGCGCGACTGGGAGTGGTACCCCGACGCGAACGTCGTCGCGCTGGCGCCGCACATCGTGACCGAGACGCAGCGGTCGCAGGCGCTGTTCGAGGTCTACCGGCACTGGCGGCGCAACTGCATACAGATCGTCGAGAGCCCCTCGCTGGAGGTGCTGCCCCTCTAGGGCCGACAATCGGCAACGTGGCCTACTACCGGAAGCTCCCCTCGGGGCGGCACAACTACGTGGTGCGGCTGCCCAACGGCAAGCGCAAGAGCTTCACCGACGACCTGAAGGGCGCGGCGAAGAAGCGCGCCGAGGACTTCGAACGGTCGCTGCGCGACGGCGGACCGGTGGCGATCGACCACCGGTTCACCGTCGGCCAGTGGCACGAGGACTGGGTCGGCGCCCGGCGGGTGGAGACGGCGACGGCGAAGAAGAACGCCTCGCACTGGCGCAACCACGTCCAGCCGCGGTGGGGCGACGAGCCGCTGACGGGCATCCGGCGCTCGCAGGTGCAGCGATGGATCGTGGACATGGAGAAGGCCGGCGTCGGCCCGGACACCATCCACGCCGTCTACAACCTGCTGGCCGGGATGCTCACCGACGCCGTGCTCGAGGGTCGGCTGGGCGCGTCGCCGTGCCGCGAGATCGACCTGCCGCGGATCGTGAAACGCCCGCCGCGGTGGCTGACCAAGGACGAGTACGGCCGGATCCAGCTCGCGCTGGCCGAGGTGCCGCACGCCCCGGTGTGGCAAGCACTGGTCGGGCTCGGCGCCTACTCGGGGCTGCGCGTGCTGGGCGAGCTGGCCGGGCTGGACGTGGAGCACATCGACTTCGACCGCAACCGGGTGTGGGTGTCGCAGGTGATGACCCGGTCGGGGCTGCGGGCGTACCCGAAGAACGACGCCTCGGTCCGCAGCGTGCCGTTCCCCGAGGAGGTCGCCGAGCTGCTGTGGCGGATCGTCGGCGACCGGGGGAGCGGTCCGGTGTTCCTGGCACCCGAGGGCGGCCGGGTCAACGAATCGAACTTCCGCAACCGGGTGTGGCGGCCTGCGCTCGCGGCGGCCGGCGTCGGCTACGAGTCGCCCTACGTGCTGCGGCACACGGCGGCGTCGTGGTGGATCCAGGCAGGGTTGCCGGACTACCGGGTGGCGCGGCTGCTCGGGCACTCCTCGACGCGGATGCTCGGCATCTACGCGCACCTGGACCCGAACAAGGACGACGACGTGCGCGCGGCGTGGGGCGAGCAGTCAGCGCTGACGGCGAACAGATGACCCACGGCAGACATGAGAAGAGCCCCGGTCCGACTGGACCGGGGCTCTCACCTGCAACAACTCTTGTGGGCGATACTGGGTTCGAACCAGTGACCTCTTCCGTGTCAGGGAAGCGCGGCCACCTTTCTGACCTGCGTTGACGCTCTGACCTGCTGTGACTACCCGTCACAGTTGACAAAATGGGCAATCCTGGCAACCTTGCAGCGTACAGATGACCCACGAAGCCCGGCCACGGCGGCCTCCGACCCCTGCCCCCGGCGGGGGTCGCTGTGCGTCCAGGCCCGGAAACGCCGAAGCGGCCCCGCCCTCCGAAGAGGACGGGGCCGCGGGTCGTGCGGGGGTGCCGGGGTCTACCGCTGGCGAACGTTGATCTGCATGGTGCGGTCATCGACCCGGCCGCCGGTCGTGGTCAGCCGGCACACCACGGCGTAGTTCTTGCCGTCGACGCCACCGGACAGCCACACGGTCGCCTTGCCGCCGTCGGCCTGCTCGTCCTCCTTGACCAGCCCGTCGGGCACGATCCAGGTGAAGCTGTCGGCGGTGTCGTTCTCGGCGGTCAGCCAGGCCGACCAGTCCACGGCGAAGGGCAGCAGGGCGTTGGGGTCCTTGATCACGGGCGGCCCTTCTCAGACGGTGACGAGGCGCAGGTCGGCGGCCACGGCGGCGGTGCGGCGCGAGTCGGCGGGAACGGTCAGCGTGCGGTGTTCGACGCTCACGACCAACTCGCGGCGTTCGGCGGCGACGACCTGGATGCGGTTCTCGGCCGCGACGGCGAGGGTGTGCTCGGGTGCCGCCTGGCCTGCGAGGGATTGCGTGCTGCCGACGCCGAGCCCGGCGAGGGTGACCGCACCGGCAGCGTTGGCGAGCGCGGACAGGTCGGCTGCGGCGGCGAGGGTCAGGCTGCCCGCGGCGGCTGGGGCGGCGCTCGCGGTGCCGGTCCCGCCGAGGACGACGGCGCCGCCCGCGACCGCCCCGGCTCGAGCGGTGCCCGCCCCGGTGAGCGTGAGCGCCCCGGTGGCCGTGGCCCGTGCGGCGCCAGTACTGGTGCCGGCGAGGGTGATGCTGCCCGTCGCGGCCGACGTGCCGGTCTGCGCTCCGGTGGCGGTGCCGCCCAGGGTGAGCGCTCCGGTGCCGGTCGCGGTCGCGCGGGCCGTGCCGGTCCCGGTGAGGGTGAGCGCGCCCGCGGCGGTGACGACCGGCAGCGCGGTACCCGTGCCGGTGAGGGTGACCGTGCCCGCGCTCGCGGCTGGGCCGGTCGCCGCAGCGGTGCCGGCGAGCGTGACCGACCCGGCAGCGCTGGAGGTGGCCCGCGCCGCGCCCGAACCGCCGAGCGCGATCGCCCCGGCAGCGCTGGGTGAGGCGGTGGCGGTCGCACTGCCGGCGAGCGTGAGCGCGCCTGTGGCGGAGGTGGCGGCCCGCGCTGCGCCGGTGCCCGCCAGGGTCAGCGTTCCGGCCGCCGAGGCAGGGGCGACACCCGTGCCGCTGCCGGTCAGGGTGACGCTGCCGGAGGCGACCGCTGCGGCCTTCGCCGTGCCCGTGCCGGCGAGGGTGATCGTGCCCGCGGCGGCCGTGGATGCCTGCCCCGTGGCGCTGCCGGCCAGGGTGATGCTGCCGGTCGCGCTGGCAGGGGTGGCCCCGCCGGTTCCGGTCCCGGTCCCGTCGAGGGTGATGGCGCCCGAGCTTGCGGGGGCTGCTGTGGCGGTCGCGCTGCCGCCGAGGGTGAGGCTCCCGGTCGCGCTGGCGGGGGTGGCGCCACCCGTGGCCGTGGCCGGGAGGGCGAGCAGGAAGTCGACGCCGCTGGTGCTGTCCGGCGAGGTCGTCGCCGTCGTCTCACCGCCGTACGTGCCCGTCGAGGTGGCGAGCGTGTACGCGGTGCGGGACAGGATGTTCCCGGCGGTGGCGATGTTGGTTCGAGACTCCGGGCCGGGCGTGTAATTGCCGGGCACCGTCATCGACGTGACCGCGGTGGCGACGGAGCTGCGGCGGCCGTACAGGGCGATGACCATCGACCCGGTGGCGACGTTGTCGACGGTGGGCAGGTCGGCGGTGACACCGACCGTCGAGTCCGGCTGCGAGGTGAACTGCACGCCGGTCAGGTCGACGTTGGAGTAGGTGCTGATCGTTCCGGCGATGCGGCGCGAGGCGGACGGCGTGAACGTGACCGTGCTGCCGGGGTCGCCGGACAGCAGGGTCTTGCCGAACACCAGGCCACCGGCGGCTGCGGCGGCACCGGCGGAGATGGGCCCGACGATCCGGGTCCAGCCGGTCGGGGGGGTGACGTCGTCGCCGGGGACGGTGAAGTTGCCGTGAATGTGGACGATGGCGACGTCCCCGACCGCCGCGGTGGCCGGGATGGTGACCGACAGCGTTGCGGTTGCCGCGGTCGCGCCGTCGTTGATCAGCCCGCTGCCGGTGTTCGCGGCAGTGCCGCCCCCGCCGGTCGTGCCAGTGGCCGTGCCGTCCAGGGTGATCCCACCGGCGGCTGACGGCGCGGGGGCCCGCAGCAGCAGGAGCAGGCTCACGACCTACCTCCTAGACGCCGGTGTAGTAGGTGGCCGTGAGGCGCCAGATCGCAGACGTGTAGAGCGGGGCGACGATCGTGGTGGCCGTGTTCGCCGCCGACGACTTCAAGGGGTTGCCTGCGTAGTTCTCGCGGTGGATGAACGACGTGCCGATCGCGGCCGCCGTGTCGATCGACCACGCCAGGGAGCCGGGCAGGTTCGTGGTGGTGACCACCACGGGCGCGGCGGCGCCGGTCAGCGCCGCGCCCGCGTAGCGCTGGATGACGATGCTGGTGATGTAGTGGAACAGGCCGGCCCCGGCGGCGGGCAGGGTGAGCGTCGCAGCGGTGGAGATGGCGGCGGTGGTGGTGACCGCCAGGGTGGACGGCTGCGGCTGCACGGTGCCAATCGACGCCGTGGACGCGGCCAGGCTCGGGTTGGGCTCGATCAGGAACGGGCCGGGCGCGATGAGCACCGCGACCGTGCCCGAGGTGAACGCCGAGCAGCGCACCCGGAAGTAGGCCAGCCCGGGCAGCGCCACCGTGTACTGCCGGATGAACGCGGCAGCGGTGGAGATGGCGAGCGAGTTCTCCGCGCCGGTCCCGTCCTCGCGCAGCGCCATGATCGGCGCATAGTTCAGCCCGCCGTCGACCGAGCCCTCGAAGACGAGCGTGCCGACGAACGCCGTGGTGACGACGTGGAACGTGGCGTTGCCGGCGAGCGCCGTGTTGGCGACCACCTGCGCCGTCGTGGAGGCCGTGACCGCCGTGCCAGGGGTGTTTGCCGCCGCCGCGCTGATCGTGCCACCGGCCGTCGACAGCCCACCGGAGGAGACCAGCGTCGTCGGGAACGGGAACGCCGTCGACACGTCGCGGGCGGTGCCGTCGTCGCCGTATGTGGCCTTGACCCGCTGCACCAGGACGCCGCTCGAGGCGCCACCGTTGAGCGTGGTGACGTCGTCGGCGGCGATCGTCGCCGAGCCGGATTGGCTGGTGTTGTCGGCCACTTGGCTACGACGCGGAGAAGCTGGCCTGACCCGCGGCGAACTGGATGCTCGCCGCGGTCACGCTGGAGGTCAGGGCAGCACCGATCACGTAGTTCCCGGCGGTGGCGGCGTCCCAGATGCCGATGTGGGTGACCGCCGACGCACCGGAGGTGGTGAACGTCAGCGTGGCGCTGTTGGAGATCGCGCCACCGGAAGCGGTGCCCGGGTTCCACTGCTGCCGGGTCACCCCGGCGTACTCGTTGGCGCCGGTGGTGCCGGGGTCACCGGTGT